TATTCACTCCTCTTCGTGTTAGGTAAACAGAAAACTAAGTATTAACTTGCTTTCTGATTAAATTATATATTAAAAAGCTAAATAAAAAATACAAAATTTATAAAGAAAAAGTAAAGTAAAAATAAAACAAAAGAAAATTATCGATTATGTTTAATCGATAATTTTTTATTAGTTATTACTAACTTCATATAAATATTTACTAAATACCCATACTACTCTATCATCTATAATAAGTTTCGCGGAATTACTGTTTATGTCTATATCTTCCACAGTATAAATGCTATCATTCTTAACATATGAATTACTACCACTTAGGACTTGATCTTTTGTAGGGTTTCCATTCACATCGCATTCTACAAATGCCCCTGTTGGTAACCAGTGATAAGATTTTACTTTTTCAGCTTTATATGAATTATAAGAGCAACCTGTTAGTTGACAACAACCGAACAAATTACTTGACAATGGACTTTTTAGAATATCTACTTTAAATACTCCATTAAATCTTACTTTACTGCCTTTGTAAAGTATTTGGTCTGCACCTTGAGGCTGTGGATTATTTACTGGTACCTTATCTGTTGTTCTCCAATTACCTCCCATACCATTTAATATATTGGTATTATCAACGAAATAACAATCATCTAGATCATATTCATTATTAAAATGCCATACTCCATATTGGTTTTTAGTCCAACTGGTATCTGCACTTTGACTTACTTCTATATGACAATGAACTCCTGTGGCATTACCTTTTGTTCCCATATTACCTAATTGACTTCCTTGAGGGACAACTTGTCCTATTTTAGCATCCATTGTATTATCATGAACCGTCATAAAAGTTGCATAATCTATTCTTCCGTTTGCAAATCTAACTTTATTTAAAGATTGCCACATTACTTGTCCTGATGATGGATATGTTTTTAAACATTTACAAGTACAAGGCGCATAGTAAGGATATTTGATTCCAACTTGAGCACCTCTGACATCGTTAGCCATTATTCCTTTGTGTGAAAAATTACTATTTGAACCCTGTGTTATATACATATCTGTAAATGGGCATAGAAAATCTTCTATACCACCACGAATAGACTTTTGACCTTTAATCATAACTACTCATCTCCCTCTACAATTCCAATGATTTCTGATTCTTCCGTTCTTTTATCTGTAGTTGCCATATTTATTAAACCTCCTTTTTTTTATTAAAAAAGTATGTCATTACTGCTCCGTAAGAAGTACTAAATAGCATCAATACCTCTTTGTTAACTTCAAACGGTACAAATAATAACACAACCATTGCTAATGTCATTATTACTGTTACAAAACTCTTTAAATCATCCCATGCTTTTTTCATAAATTATTTACCTCTTTTCTAAATTATTTTTTATTTCTTCCACAATAAATTGCGTGTGCTCAGTTTTTTTGTCATGTGCAAGCATTATTTCTTTTTGCTCATCCATTGATTGTTGAACAAGATTCATACTTTGTTGTAATAGTGTTAAACTTTTTTCTGTGTTTTTCCCTGAAACAGATATTTCCCCGAGACATTTCTCATTTTGTTTCAGTGTCATTTTAATGTCTTTTTTATTCGTAAACCAGTCGTAGATAAATAGTCCTACAATCACAAAACCAATGCCATAATTAAAAACAAGCTGTACTATATTTTCCATGTTTACCTCCTAACTCAAATCACTATTCTGATTTTCATCTGATTGTGTATTATCTGCAGTTGCGACATCATTTGCAGTTGATTGTGATTCGTTTAACTTACTATCTATATAACTATTGATATAATTTTTTATTGATAGTTTAAAGTCTTTATAATATTTGGCATTGATTTTTGGTAATAAATCACTATCAGTAAATATGTTGGTCACTCCGCTGTAAGATAAAAGCATATCTACAATTCCTAAGTCTATTTCATATGGGGTATTAAGAACGTAATATACTTCTACAGGATGTATTGATAGCCAATTGGTTAGCCCATTACTTGAAATTTCTTCAAGTCTTGATTGTAATATCTTCATTTGCAATAGATTGTTATTTGAACCACCAGTGGAAATATTTTCTGAATTACTTGCCCAACCATTAGACATATAAATAAATTTATCAGAAATCATTGTTGAACTTGATTTAATAGCAGTTCCTATATTAAATTGTGCAACAAATTTATCATCATTAATCACTTTTGAATAGCTAATTGGTTGAGTTCCATTTAAAACAGTCTTACTAATAATCTTGTTTAATACTAAATGATGTTTTCCATCTTCTTTATAAACTACTTTTAATGTATCTTTATAAGTATCATTTAATTTGCCTATAAATTCCCCTTCTGGAAGATTAGCTGTAATTTGAGACTGTAAGTGTTGTTCAAACGAAGTTGCAGTTGAATTTCTCTCTAGTTGTATATAGAAAGTATCATTATTGAATATGGTATCTTTATCAATCCATATAAAATACTTACTATAAATCTTTTCTTTATTTAGTTTAAATATAGCCTGTTTTTTTTGTGCAGAACCATTAAGTATATTATCAGCACTATTATCAAAAGATACATACATGCCTTTCCTTATATTATTTATTGAGTGAGCATACGTTCCTGAAGGAAGTTTAACATTATTAGCTAATACAAATTCAAAAGATGAGGATGCCGTACCATTCAATGTTATACTTCCATCATCATTATGTGTAAAAGTGACTCCGCCTTTTATTTCCGAAGAAAAATTAATTAACGTTAAATTCTTATTGCAGCTTGTTAATTTAAGGTTAGCTGTTATTGTTTTAATTTCTTGCGGATAATCAGGTGAAGGTGTTGCTTGCCCTTCTGTATATGGCTCATATTCTGTGGCTGTTGAGCCTTTTTCAAGTTGGAATTTAACTATAACATTGTTTAGGGTTACACCACTTTCAATATTTATTTGAGGCCTTACATTGTCAAAAGAACCTGTAGCGCTAAAAGTCTTGTTAGACTTAGTATCCCAAAAAAACAGTTCTGCACCGCCATGATATAAACTATATCCTAAATTGTTATAAGTGTTTGCACTAAACGTATAATCTCCATCTAAAGATAATGATATATTATTCTTAGTAGCGAAGTACGTTTTTGCAGTAGCGGTTCCATTTAACGTAACAGTTCCATCACCATTATTTGTGCAAGTAACACCATGAATAGTGTTTGTTTGAATTTTATTAGGTAATAAATTTTTACCAGTTGTAGTTTGTTGTTCGCAAACACCATCGACACTAAGTTCTTTTAATTCATTCAAAAAACTATCTTCTACGTGAATATATGTATCGCTTACCTCTCCAACCTCAAGTACATTATCTTTTAACCTATCTAAATTATTTTTGATTTCATAAGTACATTTAGCACTTGGATATTGTGTATCCGTTGAATTTTCATTTACAAGATTAACTTTATTATTGGCTGTTTCTAAATTCTTACCAACAATTACATTTTCAAGAGTACCTTTTGAGATAATTCCAGTATTATTTAGTGCTGCATATTGTTCTAGTGTTCTTGGTGTAGCATATAAGATTCCGTCAGATGTTACTGCAGTAGCATAAAAAGGAATATTAGTTTTAATTACTCCAGCTTTATTTTCTTCTGCATAATCAGTATTTTTAACATAATTGCTATCGTTCGCTAATTCACTCACTTTCGTAGGTACGTCAGTTGTTTTTGCATAATCTTTTAGGATGTTTTTTAAGTCAGTTTCATTAACCAAACCACTTATTAAACTGTCTAACGGTACATCTATGACACTACCATTTTGCAATGTAAATGTTAGTTTCTCATTATCGTTGTTATATGTAACATTGATTATCATTGATTCAATTGGTAAATCAACGCTTCCTGTCGATAGTACATTATCATCTTTATCTTTCAATTTTAAAGTCATTATATATGTCGTACTATCTATTGTTAAATCCAATTTATTACCAGTTTCAGTTATTAGTGAATAATTTTTAAGATTATTATTAATATCGTCTATTTTCTTTACTAAGTCACTATCATCATATTGATACGTGTTATTTATTTCAAGCGTTTCATTTTTTTGTTTTAAATCAATATTTGTTCCAGCAACGATATTCAATGTATTAAATCCATTAATTGTTGCATCTTTTCCATTAAAATCTCCATTTTCAACGCTAGATTTTAAGTTTTTCATATACTCTTCACGCTGTGTTTCATTCGCGATACGATGATTTTCATTTTCAATTCGTTGTGATTCGTTATTTGTTCTTTCCTTTTCAGACAGTGTAATTTCGTTATTAAGATTTGTTACATCATTTATCAATTTATCTAATATAATAACTTTAGGATCATCTGGTGATACATCATCAGGACAATTTACAGCACCCTCAATTAATATATGTAATAAAGAAGTTTTAGCTACTATTTCATCGTCATCGTTTGTTTTAAAAAATACAACTGTCGCGTATAATTCATCATATTTAGTCATATCTCTAGTGAATGTCACAGTATTATCAGTAACATTGTCAAACAATTTTTGAAATGTTTTCCCATTTGCTTCAAAACAAATTTTTTTACCATAGTTTTTATATTTTTCTGGAATTTTGAATTCAATTTGTTCAGTTTTATTCTCACCGATATATCCTACTGTTATATGTGATTGTGATAAATGACGACAATCATCATCTATAGTGATTTTCTTCATATTTTGTCACTCCTTCCTATTTATTCTGCGACATATACATCGTATTCTATATCTATCAAACAATATGTATCATTAATAGGATACACATAACATGTGCCATCGGGATATAAGTTTATTGTTGCGGTTGACGACTGACTTGATGCTGTACCTATACCTGACATTATACTAAATGGTTTTAAGTTACTAGGCATTTTAAATACTGTATTACTTTTATTCGATGTTAAATTACTAAGACCTAAATGTATATGAACTTTATTATTTATTCTATAATAATAACAATTACCGTAGAAATTATATGCAGTACCGACAAGTGGTGTAAATGAAACTATGTCGTTTTTTGTTATATGTGATTTTGGTATAATTTCATTAACAGCGGATACTAGGTTGGTTTTATTTTCGGTTTGTAAATTATTTAATGTACCAATGTTTGTATTTGTTTCATTAACAGCAGATGTTAGGTTGGTTATACGTGTGTCATTATTCGTAATTCCATCTTCGATATTAGTCATTCTATCTGCGGACACAATCGTTTTTCCGTCTTCCCATATTTGTTTTTGATAAGCCATATAATCCTCCTTTAAATAAATGGTATTATTTTACCAATCATACCACTATATATCGTCCCACCACTTAATTCACTTGCGAGAAATTTGTATGTCGTATTTTTTAATAACTTATATACTGACATTGTAAACAACCCATCGGGTACGTTATCATGACCTTGTGTGCCATTTGTTATACTATTTATTAATTCCGCATTACCTTCTGTATTATTTATAGTAAATTCTATTTTCGCGCCAGCAGTTCCCCAACCAGAAGCCGATGCAAAAAGTTCTATATAACAATCTTCTATAGGCACAATACCTTCTGACAATTGTGTAGATGTTACATAAGATATTGATTTTGCATCTACTTTATTGATTGCTGTTTCTATATTATTTTGTAATGTATTAAAAATAGCAGCATTTAATTCTGTTCCGTTTTCATACACACTATCAATTATTTCATAATTCGTGCCATTAATTGTCACATATCCTTGTGTCTTCAAGGTAGCGTCTTGGAAAGTTATTTTATCCATTATTTATCATCCTCTCTTTTTATTATATCATATTTTTCAGAATCTTCCAAATTAATGATATTTTGTTTATATAATTCTAATAACAATTCATTTATAGTAATTATTGTTTGTTGTAATTTTAATTTATCTGATAAATTTTTTGGGAATTTTAATAATTTCATAATAATTAATCACTCTCCTTTACGCTCATATATCCTAATATGTCCAATACCATTTTGCCAATGCCTGTATCTAAATATGGTTGAGTTGAATTATTTGTTGACTGCGGTGATTTTGGGCGAGGCAATGTTGTTCGCAATATAAATACATTTCGTCCAGACGATAAGTTATCTTTTAAATTAATTGTTTTTACTGTCGTTATATGACCTGGCGATGTTGTGGGCGTATATGTAGCTTGATTATTAATTGCGTTTACTATTTCTTCTCCTGACAACGGATCATAATGTTGTAAAATACCTGAACTAGGTGCGACATAATAATTAGTTATTTCATTTCCACTGCCTTTATATAATTTTAATTGTTTTGGATAACCATTACCAACAGATACATTTTCAACATTAAATACGTCTTCTGAACTAATATATATTGTTATATAAGCATTTGTTATTGTAAAATTGTCTGGAATAAATGCGTCAACAATGCAATCTGCATAACCGTATTGTGAATAATAATCTATTTCTTTAAAACCAAGGAACGTAAAGCCACTATCTAATTCGCCTGTAGATATAAACTGTAAATTAGTTAGTAGTCCATCGCCACCGATTACTCTACCACCATCTAATAATCGCAAATCTTGAGCGGTTACTGAACCATCTAAATTGAATTTTATTTTATCACCAACTGTTGTAGTACCTTCTAATGCTATTGTATCACTTGCTTTTATTTTAACATTACCAGTTGATGTTGTATTTATACTAGCTATCAGTGCGTCACCATTATCCAATATTTCTGATTTACTTTGTATTAAAATTTCATCACTTGCTACTTTTATTTCGTTTGTTACATCAACTTTAGTGGCAAATTTTTCTGTATAATCATTTTTGTTTAAATACGTAACAGAAATATGTAAACCATTAAATACCATCTTAGAATCACCTTCTGGTAATAACACATCTATTGTTCCTAATTCATATTCTCTTGGCTTTTTTAGTATATATTTTACACCATTGTTTGTTATTCCTATTCGTTGTATAAACTTACATACACTATTGATGATTTGAAATTCGTCCATTACTGCGCCAATTTTATAAAGATGATTGAATGGTAATGTATATTCAGATATAAGTTCATCGTTTTTATATATTTTTAAGATAGGTGAGTTTACTTTAAATTCACCAACAATATATGATTTACTATATTCTTTATGTGCCCTACTATATGTTACTCCACTTTTAACCATACCACATAATATTCCTGTGGTTCCTAATTGCGCGTTATTTACTATGGGATACTCTATATTGCCCGTTAATGTAATATTATATGGTTGTGTATTAGCTGCATTTTTGATTGTAACGCTATTGTTATTTGCAACAGTAGAACTAATATCAACAATTTTTTCTGCTAAAGCACTAATAACTTGATTTTGTTTATCGACAATAATTCTAGTCTTTTTTAATTGTGATGCGACACCAACTTCATTTTTATATTCTGTTTCAACTTTTGTATCAGCTTTACTACTTAATTTACTTTTGATATGACCATTATATGAAATAGTTCTATCCCATGGATAAGTTATATACAATTTATTATCTAGTCCTTTGTATTGTATTCTTTTGTTTCCTAATAACCAAGGATGCCCTGTGGTAGTAGACTCAATTGGTATATATTCTAATCCGAATAATTTTTTCGCACCTTCTATAACTTGTTCTCGTAATTCTGGAGTATATGTCAAATTGTTGTCTGTTATTTGAAGTTCTGTTACACCGTGTTGAATTATACTATTAGGATCTTCAACATATACATTTTCACCTTCTACATTACTTAATCCAATAACAACTCTATTGACTGGACCAAATTTTTCTTTTTGTAATGATAAATCATAATAATTATCTGGTGAAATTTTGTTATATTGGTCAATATCATCATTATCTATTGAAAAATCTATATAACATTTATTATCCCAACCAATTCTTATCCAAGAATAAGCTAATTTTCCAATATCTTGCATGACTTTTCTATATGTATCATCACTATCATATTGATTATTTTCAATAATAAAATCATTATTCGTAAAATTTGTTGTAGCTAGTTCCACACCACATTTATTACAACAATATTGTGCTAATTCTTGAGCTGTACAAGGATATGTTAAATCGGTGTCATCAAACACTTTATTAAATTTTTTAGTATAATCCATACTTTCAAATGATGTTTTTTCTTTTACATCATCGTTGGTAGGTTTGGTGATTAAAAAATTACCTAACGAATGCCAAGTTGTTGTGTTACCGATTTTAATACCCATATCTATAGAAATTTCTTTGTTTTCAATTTCAAATAATTTATTTATGTCTTTCAATTCACATGAAAAAGTTCTGGCAACAAATTGACCAATACATATCGTTGCAGTATCAACATATCGAAAATCTTCATATGTTGCATCGGATATACTATCTTCTGTAATCATAACATCGCTATCTACTATTTTAATACGAAAAGGTATTGTTGCAGTATTGTTTATTAATGCTTCTTTTTCAGTGTCAGTCATATATTATCACTCCTAATGCCCTATCAATTCGAAATCGTCTATTTCAATCATTCTACGTCCTTCATAAATCACTGGTGCATATAAAATATCTGTGTGGTAATATGTATCAGTTTCATACCTATCTTTGCCATCGTTATAAGTTTCGATTGTCAAACGCATTGATTCTCCAGCTTCATCTAATTTTAAAGCATCATAATAAACCTGAAATTTTTCTGGAGTCATTGGAGGAAATGAACACCATATTTTACTACGAGTGTGTGGTAATACTTTTACTGTTAGTTTACCGCTTGCAGTAGTAGTAGCATCAGCTACTTGTACTAATTTAGGAGCATATTTAAAACCTTTTCTCTTAAAACTTGGGTTTTGAAATGTACATCCATTACACTTCATATAATATCCTTTAAAATTGCTCATATTTCCTCCTTATACTTTTAACACTCCATAACGATCGTTTTCCGAATCCACATACTCACCATAACCTTCAAATACTTTTTTGTTACCAATATAAATTACATTTTTTGTAGGTTGATTATTTCCGAAATCATATTGATCTAACGCTTGGATTAATGCATTTGTAAGTGATGTTGTTATTTGATCGTTATTTGCAACTGCTGTTTTATTACCTATTGACCCAACATATTCTGGGCCATTTTCTCTTGCGAAGAATAGTTCTCCTGTGGTTGGATAACCTCCTGCTTCATACCATTCAACATTTAATTTTGGTAACGTAGTTGGTAAATGTAAGGTACTTAAAACTTTTTGCAACGTACCTGTAGCTTGCCAACCACCGCTATCCCATTTTATATGGGGTGTCTTTAATTTGGCTTTCCAATTATTAAATTTATTTTTTAAGTCATCTAGTGTTTCTCCAACTTTTCCTGCCGCCTTTTTCATATTTTTACCCATATCTGAAAAAGTATTACTTATCTTTTGACCAATATTACTAAATATTTCTCCTGCTCTTTTTTTCTGATATTGCCATGTTGTCAAAACTTCACCTGAATTATCATCAATATATTTTGCATTTTCACCTAATTTTGTTTTAGTAGTTTTTTTAATATCATCGTATTGTTTGTTAGCGGTATCAACAGTTTCATTATATGTTTTTTTGGCAGCGTTTACCATAGCTTGATATTCATCGTCGTTTATCGCGCCAGCTTCGGCTAATTTATCAGCTTGTGCTAATATCTGTGTATATTGTTCTTCGGCGTCTTTTATAGTACTATCTTTTGTTTTTTTTGCATTTTTAATAGTTTCTGATGCTGTTTCCAGTGTTAATGCACCCACATTATGCTTTAGACGTGCCATAACACGTTCGTATTCATCTGCACTACTTGTTGCGTCACTTATTGCGATGTCATTATTTGTTCTACGTATAGTATTTATTTCTGACATTTCTTTTTCCGTAAGTTCCCTATTTTCCGAATGTGCTGTTGCAATAATTTCGTTTATTCTATCATATCCTTCTTGAACTTTAGAACTTTGATCATCGTAAAATTTAGAAGTTTTATCTACTAATGCTTGGTATTTGTCTGTACCGAGAGTTTTTTCTAATGTTTTTAAATTTGCTAATTCTTTATTTTTACTCGTATCTAATTGTGTGACGATTGTATTTTTAATATTTGATATCTTTGTATTTACATCTGCTACATCGGCATCTGTTACAAATTTTCCTTTAAAAGATACAGTATCTATAGCTTTGTCAAGTGATTTTATATCATCTATTATAGGTGTTAATTTTTTTTGACTTGATTTAGAAACACCTTTATCGAAATCATCAACTGTTCTATTTATTTTTGTATTTAACTCTTTTATTACACCACTTAACGCGATAGTACCAGCTGTTATACCGCTTAATGGATTGCTAGCTGTATAAATGAATAAACCTTTTTGTACGCCATTTAATTCATTAAAACTTTCTGTTAATGATTTATTTCCACTAGCAGCGTCTGATAACATCTTATTAAATTTCACACCAGTATACGCACCTACGCCCATTGCTGCTGCAGTAGCTAAAATGATGCCACCTAAACCTCCAGCACTCATACCTAGTTTACCAGCCAATGTACCAACAAGAGAAGTTGTTGCTTGTAAACCTGCTTTAGCTGATCCACCACCTAATAGACTGAAAAAACTAAATATACTTTTTCCTACTCTTAATAAACCAAATGCGGCACCCAATGCGACAACAACAGGTATTATTTTTTTAAGATTTTTTCTAGCATTGTCTATATTATCACTGAATTGTCTTGTTAATCCTGCTAAAGCATCATATTCTGGTAAATCAACACCTAAATCATTGGCTCCGGTTCCCAATCCTTTACCAGCAGATTGTGTCTGCGATTGAACCACGTTTAATTCATCGAATGGCGCTAACATAGTATTTAATTTATTTTTAGTGTCTTCTGCTGAATCACCGATATTAGTTATACCTGTTGATATATTGCTTAAATTTGATTTTGTTGTTGAAAAATCTATTTTGAAACCTAATAATGTAGCTAATCGGTTGGCTAATTTTGTCAATTCTTCTGTAATAACCATAACATATGGTATGGTTTTCATAACAATTGGTAAAAAGACTCTACCAATAGCTTGTCCTAATAAACTAAACTGTTCTTTCACAACGCGTAACGCATTTGCAGGTTGTATTAACGTACGACCCATATCTGTTTGCCATTCAGATGATGACTTCATTATTTGAATATAGCGCAATTGAGCTTTTTGAGCCTCTGTCATATCATTAATACTTGTCTTTATTCCCAATGAATATGCAGTTTGTTGTAATGTGTTTTGTGATAATGCAACACCTACATTTCGCAAAGGCTCCAATTCTCCAGAAATAGCACTTGATAATTTTTGATAAGATTCTTCAAAAGATAAATTCTTAAATGATGCTAAATCATATGTTAATTGAGTTAAATTTTTACTCATAAGATATGCTTTATCACTGCCGGTTCCTAATCCTTTTATCAAAGAATTAAATGACCCCATGTATTGCATTACATTCGACGGATCTAAGTATAAAGCGTTACTGAACTTTTCAATCCATGATAAACCTTTTTTGCCATAATCACCCATTGTAACCATAAACATATTAAACGATTCATTGTAATTTGATGCATTATCTACTAAACTACCTATTTTTTTGCCAGTAACAATAAGGCTTGTAATTACACCAGTTATGGCTAATTTATAAAGTGAAATTTTTTTAGTTAATTCAGTTAGTTTTGTTTGAAATTGACTTGTACGTTTATTTGTATTATTCGTTGTTACGCCAACTTGAGCAATACCATCTTTTAATTTTTGTGTAACTGTAACTGTATTACCTACTTTATTTTTATAAGTGGTAATAGAGGTAGTCATGCCATCGAAAGCCGAAGATACATTTTCAGCTGCTATTTTATATCCGTTTAAACTTTTTATACCCACGGTATCTAATTTTGATGATATTTCATTTTTTATATTCTTGTCAGTAGCAGCAAAACCCTTTATTTGAGGTGTTTTTGTAGCTGTTTTATTTTTTATTCCAGATACATTTTGTTTCAATTTACTTATGTTACTTGATGATTTCACAACATCCATAAGTGCTGTATTTAAATTTTTAAGTTTAGTGATTAAATCATCCACCTGTTTTGATGAGTCCTTTGCTGCGCTTTCTATATTTATTTGTAAAGTATCCATAGTTGCATCTGCACCATTCATGTTTAATCACCTCCTCCTTTTTCCTTAAATCTCTTTTTCATTTCTCTGGCCCAAGCTTCAAAATGTAATCTAGCAATTAATCTATCATTTTCTATTTGTTTCGCTTTTTCTGTATCTGTTTTATAACTAGTTACATCAGATAAATAAGGTTTCGATGAATATGGTAGAGGTTTTGTCCCTTTTTTACAAAAAGCATGTAATACAGGAGAAACTTCACAAAGTGCCTCATATATATACATGCCTTGTTGCCATAATTCTTCGTCTTTTTGTCGAACTTTCAATTTATATGCGTCTCTATAAAATTTTGTTCGATACGCATCGCCATACCAAAATTCGTCATATGTCATACCAAATGACATATATATAGGACATTGTTTTTCAAAAAGGGCTGTTAAGGAAGTAAACTCTACTTTTGACTTGTCTTTGGTGATAAGTCGATTACTTCCCACTCCACGTTTCCCTCATCTGTCCCATCCTCTAAGAATGAATCATATGTTTCTTGAATCATTTGAGATAATGCTGTGATTAAAGAATTCTTATTTTTACATTGTTTATAAATGTCATCGATAATATTTTGTTGAACGCCTTTGTGATTTTTTATAAATGCGGCTGAAAAAGCCAATTCAATATTATTCATTGGTTTTTTTAAAAATTCATCTAAAACAAAACCACTGTTTTCTAGCATTTTAATACTCATTCTATCATATTCTAAAGTATATTTATTATCTTTGTATGTTAGATTTATTTTTGTATTCATATTCTACACTCCTTTTCTCATTAAACATTAATTATTCGCCTAAATCAGTTGGTTTGGCAAACTTTTCAGGCGCATTAGTTGGTGTTATATAATTTGTAATCTCTAAAACAGAACTAACGCTCGTTTCAGGTAAACCCATAGCACTCGGATTACCAGTAAAATAAAATGCTTTTGTTAAACCAGGGACTACTATTGTAAACCAAGTAGCTTTATTTGATGTTTTAGCTGTTTCATATGCAGTCATTAATGCATCCCAAGTTGTCATTAATTCTTCTGTTAAGTTAAATGTAAATTCAATCGCACCACCAATATCTTTCAAACCATCTATATATGTCTTATATTCTGTTTCATCTAATGTTGTTGTTTCTAATGATTCTGGAGATGGATTTAAACTTGGTGTAGATTTTATACCTTTAATTCTTGTATAACCAGTTGTTGGTCTTTCACCTGCAGTTGTTTCCACTGCATATAATAATTGTACACCTGCTGTAGATAAATTAATTGCCATAATTAATACCTCCTATATATTATATTATTTTTTATGTCTAAATTATATTCATACCTTAAATAACACACCATAACATTATTATCGCTTTTTAATGGAGCTATTGCGGGATCACCTATTCTCCGTAAACAGCAATACTTCTGTCCTTTTAGATATGTATCTAGAATATCAGCTATTCTTCGAGTATTTTGAATCGCCGTTCTTTCAGTATCTTGTATTGCATGTATCTCAAATTGATTTCCCATATACGATATATTTTCACCACTATCATCATCATATCTAACTAAGTCTTCATTTTTTATATCAGAAATAGCAATCATAGGATAATTTATTTTAGGATACTGTTCATATTTTTCTTTAATTGTTATATTTTCATATTCACCATTATATGATGGATAGATTCTTTTAACTGCATTTGTATCTGAAAAAAATATTATAATATCATCTTTTAATTGCGGAGTTAAAGTTTCGATATCGTATCCCTCACTTTCTCATTTACAATTTTATTTATTCCCTCGTCTCGCAAATATTGTATTGTTCTATACAATTCTTTACCGCTTGGAACACCTTGTGTATATATGATGTTACCGTTTTTTGCGTATGTCCAATATTTACCACTTATTATATTATGTTCTTTTGATGATTCATTGGCATCTCGTATATGTGAACCACTATTGTATGCGTTTAGTTTAAAATTCGTTTGACCTTTCCAAGGATGCCCATCTTTCGCACCTTCGTCACCAGTACCAAATTCTTCATAAACAACATCTTTGCCATGCGCTACAATAGAATATCCGTTTTGCAATTTTTTAATATATGTATCCGGTGGTTCTATATTTTCATCAAAAGATTTACTATAAAAATTGTTCAGAGCATTCAATCCATCTTCGGCAATATCTTTTGTTAAAGTATTATTTGCATCTTTGAGTGTATTAGATAATTTATTTAAAGATTTTATTAAACCAGTTATATCATTTGATGATAATTTTATATTTTTATTAATTTTCATCCCAATCGGCACTCAACCTTTTTAACATTATTTCGCCTTCATTTATGTAAAATAAAGGTTGTTTATATACTTCGTAATCAGCATCTTTGCATAGCGGATCGTGTGTTTCGGGTATATCTTTATAAACATATAATCTATCGTTTGGATGGAATATATCTTTTTCTGATATATTTGTTTTTATCCTTAAAAATAAAGGATAAGACATTCCAATCGATATCAAATCACCACTGCTATTTGTTGGTTGATAATCTTCATATAATGATATTGGTTCTTTAAATAAATTCAATCCGTTTTTTTCATAGATTTGGCATAAATATAATTTTTTTTTGTTTCTTCGTAGGTTTCTCATATTTCACCTACTTTACTAATGGAATTATACCATCTAACATGTCAATAGGGTAATCCCCACCACATGTATAATTTCTTGTTACACCATTTTCGCTATGACTAGATTGTCCCTCTGCGCCGATTTTAGAAAAAGCTGTAACACATAATGGGATTATTAAACTATCGTATTTTGGATCATAAGGTTTGTCTTCACTAGGTACAAACCTACGGCCTTTATTAATTTCTTGTATTGCGCGATTTAATTCATATTTTAGAATATCATCGTCTTTGTTAGATACAATAATATCTCTAAATTTTAGTATTCGTTTTAATTCCGTTACTAATTCATCCATTGTACGACAATTCATAATATCATCTCCTATATTTTGAAGATCCACCAATATTTTTTCGGTCTTTATTCATTAATATCTGTTTTTTAAAATCTTCATTTACTAATTGTGTTTTATATTTGATATTTCCATTATTTTCTATTTCTTTTGTAGGTTTATGTGGTATCACATCGATTTCATCGTTTTTAACATCTACGTCAACCTCAATAAAACGTCTACCCACACGAATGTAATACTTTTTATCTATTTCATATAGCATTATTACACCTACTTTCTAATATTTTTAACATTATTTTTTGATGTTACTACATCATTTTTTTTATCGTAATCAATTTTTGATTTTTTTATTTCATCTTTTTTATCAGAAACAATAGCATATCCAAGAGGTTTGTATATGTTATCATATACACCTCTTGTTACTATTGTTGTTTTGTCACCTTTTGTTATAGTTACCATATTAATCTTTATGTGTATCTAAGATTACGATTTTGTCAGCCATTTCAAATGATGGTAAGCCAATCATTGAAACTTTTGTTTCTACATTAACAGGGTCTACTATTTTACTTGTTGTAACAGCAACACCTTGGTTAACAATACTCACATCTGCAGTATTAACACTGTTCATTAAATCTGATTCCTCAGGAGTAGTACCTAAATTTGTGAATCCTAAATCACCATCTGGTAGGAATGTTACAGTATTATCTGATACATATTTATGAGTTGTACCAGCTTCGTCAACATATACGTTATCATAAGCATAGAATGTTACACCAGTTTCATTTTTAATATATTCAATTGCTCTAGCAGTTGTTACAGGAACAGTGCCATTTGCAAATACATATACGGCATTTTTAATAGCTGTATTTGTTCTAAAATATTTTGCAGTAGTTGAATTACATACAGCACGAGTAATTGTAATACCTCTTGCTTTTGCTTTTTCAACAATATCAATTATATCACCAATGATATCTGCAGTAGGATCACTCCAAGCTTTAGTAACTGTTACTTTTTGAGTAGCTGTGTCTAAACCATAGTTATATGTGTATGATTGACCATTTCCAGAAATAACAATTTGTCCAGTTGTTAATAATTCCATTCTCATTCTTTCTAATGCTATCTCACTAGAATCAATTAAACTGGATTCATCATCATAAATATTTATTAATATTTGATCAGCAACAGCTTGATTGTTGTTAGCTATCATATTATTTAAATCTTGTCTCATTTTTTCATCTACATACATAGATTCTTTAAAAAATGGCATTTCTGTAGATACTTTTTCGATACCTTTTCTATCTCTACGAATAGCTTTCGCATCGAATGAACTAGGTCTCAAAGCAACTGGTTGATTATTAGCACCTTTAACCCATTCAAGTTTAGTTCCCAAACGTTTTTTAACTGGGAATAATGTAGCTCCTAATAATGGTTGTGCGTTTTGATTTTTTTCAGTCCAATATGCAACAACATCTGCTGCTGTAACTAAATCATATATAGTTGCCATTAAATTGCACTTCCTTTCACGAAAATAATTCTAGATAATGCTGTTTTTGTAGCATCATCTATTAATGTTTGTGTAGCACTGTCTAATTTTAGTAAATCAATGCATCCAGCTAATACAATAGTTCCATTTGCATTACCAGATGTTACATCGACATCATGTAATAGAATAGCTGTAGCATTTGAAGATTTTGCTCCTCCATCTGCCGTTGTAGTAGTTGCTTTTACAAAAGCGGTTCCTCTAGCTGTAATATCGCCATATAATGGTGTACCAGCTTTTAAAATTTTCTTACCATCAACAGCAGTTACTCCTGTATTACCTATAATACATGGTAATGCAATGTGGTAACTATCTTGTCCGATAAGAATATTTTTAATATTTCCATATGTTTCTTTTGTTATCATATTGTATATCCTTCCTTTCTTATTTAAAATAATCGAATTTTTCGCCACTAGGTTTATTTTGTTCTGCCAAACGTTTTCCCATAGAACCAATAGTTTCTTTTCCATCAGGATTACTTTTGCCTTTTCCTTTACCAAAATCACCCATAGCATCTTTTACTGCGTCTTGTTTTCCTTTTTCATACGCATTTTTTACGATTTTTGATACATATTTAGCAACATTGTTGCTTTTGTCACTATCTTCAACCGTAATATTATCAACAAATGTTTGAAAATCTTTATCACCGGAGTCAATTCCTAATATATCACGTGAATTTGTTAATTCATTAATGACAATATTTTTATTACCAGTGATTGTATTTGCGTGAAGTAATTGCTTTAATTTTTCTATTTCAGCGTCTTTATCTTTTTGCGCTTGTACTATTTTTTCATCATCTGTCATTTTATTTTTTAATTGAGTTTGAGCATCAGTTAATTGCCCTTGTAATGAGGTTACTTCATTTGTGTATTTATTTTTATCTACATAATTTCCTGTAGATAAATCTGCAAATTTTTTTCCACTCATAAATGTTTTTACTTCGTCTAAAGTAATTCCGTCCTTATAAGAGTCTCCCATAAGGTCTTTCATAAATTCAAAATCCATAAATTGTCCTTTCATTCTGGCGATTAAACGACTTCTCTGTCGATCAGAATCCTAAATTATTTAAATGACCGATAGGTAGGTCAAATTTATTTATTAATCGCTTTTGAAAAATATTCCGAAGAATATTTTTCTTTAATAGAACATCCTAAGATTTCTAAGGCGTCATAATCAAATTTTATTCTGTGTCATTTCCTGCTGCGGCCTTTTCTATTTGTGCTGTTTTATTGTCGCCATTCTTATTAGAACTTTGACCTTCCCCACTAGCTTCAGCTGATTTTTTTGCCATTTCTATAGCATCTTCTTGTCTTTTAACTTTGGCCTCTTCACCACGTTCTACCATTTCACGAGTTTTATTTGTTAAATTAGATAATTCTAAACAATCTATTGTCGCTAATTCACCAGTGGCAACTAACGTACTGAATGCTTGTGTCTTAGTTTGTAAATTATCTGTAGTGTGTCTACCTATAATTAATTCGATATCAATAACTGAAATATCACTATTTATTATTCCTAACATTTTAAGAATTTTTAAACCAACTGCCAACTGCTGTTTTTTAGCCTTTTTAAAAAATAATTCTTTAAGTCTTGCGACTATTTCAATATCTGTCCAACCATCACGATTTAAAACAGCTACACCAGTATCCCCACCGCTAGAATTAGCACTTCTATCAGGAATACCTGTTATTACATTTCTAGCATCCTCTAAATACTGTCTTATATTTTGTACACTAACACTGTCTAGAGAAGGTGATATAAATTTTGCATCTAAATTGCTTGTATTTCCATTACCTTTTGTTAATGTCAATATTCTTTTTTCTTTTACTCTATCAATGGCATCATTATCTTCAAATTCAGCTCCAATAACAATTAGTAAAGATTTTATTGTTCCTTCAATATCATCTAAAGCATTACTACTAACTAAATTGCTGGCGTTCATAACAGCAATCGCTTGTTCCCAATCACCTGTTAAAAACAATGAATTTTCAACCATAGTAATAGGATTCAATCCAATAATATTTACAGTAGTTTTCAAGGATTTTGGATCACCATAAGTAAATTCAAATTTATATTTATTTGTATAACATGTATATTCATATTTTCCAGTTAATTTATTTTTAATATAATATCCTGAAAGTATTTGAGGATTCCCAATACTACTGCTTTGTACAACAAATGTTGTACGAGGATCTAAATAATCATATACAATTGGTACTTCAGGTGTATTGTCTTTATTTATGTTTTCACTCGGTAATGTTATCTGATAGCCAATACCACAAACAGAAGCATATATAGCTGAACAAATATCTACATAATAACTAGTTTCATAATCATAAATGTCAGCAAGTTTTGATACATCTGGTTGGTATTTCATATCCTTTTGTAAAAATTCAACAGCATTACCTAATGAATATCCAACTATTTCTCTAGTTATTGGAAACGCATAATTAACAACTGTTTGATTATTTATATTATTTGTTGAACAAGGTAATTTTGTAAGAATGTCTTGGTCACCTAAAAAATAATGTATTAAATAATCACAATCTGCAGCATTTCTCATATGGTATGGAATCGCTTTTTGTATGACTTCAAATAGATTATCAGGTGTAACCTCGTCATAATCTAATATAATTCTTTGTCGTCCATATTGAATTTTATCCAACGTATACTTATTAGCTTTCAGATTATCACCTACTTTCAATTAAAAAAAGAGTCCATGCTATTTAGTAACATGGCTCTTAGGCTCTTCTATTTTTATTTCCTTGCAACATTTTTTACACCAAAGATATATATTATTAAAAATACTATCTTTTTCTACTCTGAATAATTTCTTCCCACATTGCGGACAAACTACGTATCTCTTTTCCATTAATCTCACCTTATTATATCATATTTTTTTTATTTTGTCAAATTTATGAGGTTTATCATAACATATTGTCATCAACATATCTCCACAATTTTACACCCCAAATCTACTGGCATCATAAACCTTAGCTACATTCGTAGTACCATTCAACACATTATTCAACATTCCTGCTAAACTATCTGGAAAATCATCATGTTGTTTGTTTTGCATATTTGGATTTTGATTCCATGTGAATAATTGTCGCATAGCATTCAAATAAGGTTTATTGCCTTTTATTAAGTCTAAATTTTTGAAATAAATTCTATATGTACCATTTTCAGTTGCAATACCTTTTATCTCATTTTGTCTTGCTAAAATACGATCGTTTTTACTTTTATTTGTTGGTACATTATGTGTTGTTATATGACAATGATAATTTTTTTCACGTAAATCATTTTCAATTAATGTTGCTAAAAAATCACCACCATTTGGTTTTTCTATACCAAAACGTGTAACATTGTTTCTGATTATTATATCACATATTTTTGGTCGAATATAATCATCTCCACCAAAATTGTTTTCAAATAAAATATCTTCTATATATATTTCATTACCATAAACATACCCAACAGGTAAAGAAAAGAAGTCAGCACCACCATGAGTCGGATCTGCATAAGCAATAATTCTATCAGGTTCTTCACCAGGTAATTCATTATAAAAACTAACATTATCTTTACTAAAAACAATACCATCTCTTTCAATTGGTTTCATTAAATACTTCGCACTAAATATTACAGGATCTTCTGCTATTTCCATATCTTTATAGTATTGAGTATTAAAACCTTTACCATAATCATACTCGAAATTACTTTCACCAAATTCGTCATAACAAGGTACAGATACTATTCTAACACGACTCATATCGCCAGATTCTTTAGCATTATTAACAACTCTACTTGTTACGTCATGGAGCGACCATGGGGTACAAATATGCAATTCGGGACAAGGTCGATAAACTCCATCTTTACATAATCTTTGTATTTTTCTATCCTTTATAGTACTTGTGTAATTAAAATATAATTTAGCAAGTCTATCAGGACTATTTGCTTGTTCAACATCTTTTACCAAGTCATCACAATATAATAATCGTTCTGCCTGTACTTTACCAGTACCACCAGATTCTATTGAAACATAATTAAATGTATGAAATCTTTTTATTTTGTTTAAATCAATGTAATATTGTTCCGCACTTTTATTAACTAGTTTATTATTTGGGAATATTTTATTATAACGATATTGTTCATCTGTTAATAAACTTAAAATTTCAGAATAAAAAGATTGAACCAAACTAACACTATGACCAGCACCAAGAATACTTTCATCGGGTGATATACTACCTAATAATACTTGTAAAAATAATCCTATTGTTGATTTGGCGACTCGAGGCGGCGCGTTTAATACTAATAGATCTAATTTATCATCAATTAAATCTTGAATAGCTTGGACAAAACCATGTTTTTTAAGTAATTTAGCTCTGGGTAAATAAAATTGTTTGTTTATCGGTCTATTCCATTCCATAGCTATACAGAATGATTCAAAATCTCCTTGTCTTGCTTTTGTATCGTACGCAGTAACCCAAATATCATTCACTAAATCTTGATTTTCTGGTGTATCGTCATATTTTATTACATTCCGCTGTAACAGATCAATGATTATCGTCGCATATTTATATGCTTTATCAAAATCACTAATCGATTCACAATCAACTTTTATACTATGTAAACCTTGTAAATAAGTAAGAGTAGTTTTATCTTTTAATGCATTTAATAATTCTATTGTTTTTTCAATACGCTTTTCAACAGATTCTTTTATATCCATATAATCACCCTTTTATACATATGCCCATAATGTTTCTAACGTCATGAAATAGCAACTACCAATAGGCTCGTTTAAATATTCCCAAATCATATCTTTTAAATAATATTTAATATTATCTATTGAATATATATATAATTTATATACATACTTATCATGTAATGATAATTTGTTATAACGTGATTTTATATAAGCACCTTTTCCACAAAATTCATAATAATTATAAAACAACATATCTCCATAAACCAATCCCATATATTTCCTCACAAAAGTTATATTATCAATACTATTATAACATATTTATATAATATATTCAACATAAAAAATCAAGGCTTGCAAACCTTGATATACGAAAAGAAAATTACTGTATATTTCGTCATTTGGAGATGAAAAAAATAAAACAAGCTTACTAGCAGATTCACACTGCTCAACTATATACGTTGGTATTCTACAGTAAGCATGAAATGGTAGTTTTTTACTACCATTGAAATTGGAACTCAGCTGTGTACATATAGGGTACTAAGTTCAATTGTACATGTTTGATAGTACATATTAAATATATCATACTATAAGCCATTTGTCAAGATAATATGAAAAAAAACTAGAGCTTCTAAAGTTTTCTAGCCACATTTTTAAATTAAAGAAAAATAGGGCTCCGTCATTTGGAGTATTTATAGATGTGTATACCCGCTATAAATAGTCTTTAATTATAACAACAGTGCCCT